AGGGTTTTATGGGTTCGGCCTGATCCACATGATTGGAGGGCTGGGCAAAGCAGCCACTTCAATTTTGAGGCAGTTGATCGATGCGGGTACATTGGCGAACCTTCCTTCCGGATTCAAGGCGCGAGGCATTCGCGTCCGAAATGATGACGAACCGATTGCACCTGGCGAGTTCCGGGACATTGACGCTCCTGGCGGAGACATTCGGAATTCCATCATCCCACTTCCGTACAAAGAGCCGTCAGCAACCCTCGCGCAGCTCTTAGGCGTACTGATCGAATCCGGTCGCCGGTTCGTTTCAATTGCGGACCAGCAGACCAGCAGCATGAGCCAAGACATGCCTGTCGGTACGACAGTCGCTCTATTGGAGCGTGGCATGAAGGTCATGTCGGCAATTCACAAACGCCTGCACTACGCGCAAAAGACAGAGTTTCGTTTAATTGCATCTGTTATTCGTGATTATTTGCCAGCAAATTATCCGTATCAGGTAATAAACGGAGATCAAAACGTCAAGCAAGCGGACTTTGATGACCGCATTGATGTGATCCCTGTTTCCGACCCGAATATTTTCTCAATGGCGCAACGTGTCACTTTGGCACAGACACAGTTGCAGTTAGCACAATCCAATCCAGAGATGCATAACTTACATGCGGCGTATAAGCGCATGTATCAAGCTCTGGAGGTGCAGAACATTGACGAAATCCTGCCCCCACCACCGCAGCCGCAACCAACTGATCCAAGTATAGAAAGTGCGCGAGCTTTGGCGGGGCAGATCTTACAAGCGTTTGAACAGCAGGACCATGACGCGCACATTGCAACGCATACGGCGATGATCATGTCTCCAATTGTTCAAGCGACACCAAGCGTCTATGGCATGCTTGTATCGCACTGTTTAGAGCACATTGCGTTTAAGGCGCGTGCGATGGCGACACAGGAAATTCAGCAGAATATGGAGCAGATGGCGACACTAGCGCAGGTGGGTGCAATTGATCCTCGCATGGCGCAGGTACAGCCACAGATTCCACCTGATCAGATCGAAGCACGAGTAGCTCAAATTCAAGCGCAATTGACAGCTCAGTTCTTGCAATCGCTCCAGCCACCACAGGAAGGTCAACAGGATCCATTGGTTGCAATTCGTCAGCAAGAATTAATGATTCGAGCTTCAGAAAATGAGAGACAAGCGGCATTGGATCGTGAGAGAATGGCGCTTGAACAACAGAAACTTCAACAACGTGCGGCGACTGACGCGGCACGCATCGAGTCTCAAGAAGACATCGCGGATCAACGCGCAGCAGTAAATCTCGAACGAATTAGGGTACAGCAACAAAGCTAGGAGATAGCGGCAATGATCTTTGAGGCTATCGCAGCAGTCAAAGTAGCGAATGAAGCGATAGGGGCCATCAAGGAATTTGCAGGGCACGTTAACTCTGTTGGCGAACTAGGCAAACCGCTTACTAAGCTAGCTGACGCAAAAGAAGAGATACAAAAGAAGGCGGACCAGGGAGACATGGAAGCCTTCTTTGAACTCGAAAAAATCCGACAACGAGAAGAAGAGATCCGCACTATTTTTATTTACAGCGGACGTGCGGGTCTTTGGGACGACTATCAAAAGTTTGTCGCTAACAGAAAACAGCTTAAAGAAAATGAACGCAAACGGATTGCCGCGGCGAAAGCCCGTAAGAAAAGACTTATTAAAGAATGGACTCTTGGTATTACTGTTGCCGTTGCTGTTCTTTCTGCTATTGGGATTTGTGGTTACTTCCTTTACTGGTTGATCACAAACAAGGGAGGCTAGAGTGAGCGACCTGTTCATTAGCCCCTTTCACCCTGCACATCGAAAGCCTGACGTTGTTTGTCCAGTCACTCCGAGCCAGGCTCAATCAAAAGAACTTCCAATTGACTCAAAAAAGTCCACAATAGTTTTAGAGATCTATGACAGACTTGCACGGGTTAAGGAGTATAGACATGCTCACATGGGCACTATTTGTTATATTGTTAGATAGTGAACGCTACTATGTTATGCCGAGAGGTCATTTTGTGACGATGGAGCAATGCTTTGACATGCGTGATGCATTCATGGCTACAGCTCCAGAGCCAAAAATTAACTATGAAGCAGTTTGTATTCAAACAGATCAGATTACAATGAAGTAATTCTGGAGATAACTATGATTGGTGTGATTAGTAAAATGCTTGGGTCAGGCAATGTCATTGAAAAAGGCATGGACCTGATCGACTCAATGCATACTTCGACAGAAGAAGAGATTGCAGCAAAGTCAAAAGCAAAAATTGACCTAATGAATGCCTATGCTCCTTTCAAGATTGCCCAGCGGTACCTTGCTCTGATGTTTGGTCTGACATTTCTGAGCAGCTACGTCCTAGTTCTTGCGATGACGATCTCAGGGCAGGGTGATCCGGAGGCCGTGACAAAGGTTATGGAGCAGTTTAGTATTAACTACGCTATGCTGATTATTTTAGGCTTTTATTTCGGTGGTGGAGCAGTTGAAGGCTTCATGGAAAAAAAGGGAAAGAAATAATGCCATATCCAAAAGGAAAGAAGAGTTATTCTGGGAAACAGAAAAAACTCGCTAGAATTGCTCCGCCACGGGACAAGATTACCGCCGCGGACTTGAAGGCGCTTGGTAAGAAGCGCAAGAAAACCACCAAGAGGAAAGCGTGATGCCTAGACGTCCAGCACCAATTGAAATGCCTTATTCTGATGACCCGCTAGAGCAGGCGTTGTATGAAGAGAAACGAATTGCTGAAGCGAATCAGCCAGCAAAAGAAAGCGGTAAAAGAATGTCTGAAAAAGACATGGAACACGCCACAAGTTCAGAAGCAGGTTACAAATCTGACAAAGATCGTGAAACGTATTTGCGTTCTTCTGAAACGCAAATGTTTAAGAAGGGTGGAATGGTTCGCGGTTGTAAATCCGTTCAAATGACCGGTAAAGGCTTTAAAGGTACTTTCTAATGATCAATCTGGTCATATCCCTTGGTGGGATGCAAGTTGACAAGATGGAAAAAGATGAAGAGGGCAACAACTGCCCTCTCGCCACACAAGATCCAGAAGTCAACGCAAAGAACAAAGAAGAGGCGATTGAAGAGGCAAACTATCGTGAGCCTAATTCAGGAGTGGCTTTCCGCCTCTCTGAAACATGTGGTACTTGTGCCGCTTTTAATCAAACGCATGACATCATGGAATGCATCGGAGAAAACCCACATTTAGGGTATTGTCAGATGTATAAATTCATGTGTAGCGAAGAAAACACCTGTGATAGTTGGGCTGAGGGTGGACCAATCACAGATGCTGATGATGGATCCGAACACGATATTTTATAATTATGGACATTGTACAATTTGCGTCAGCACTGTATAAAGTGCTTCAACAGCGCGAGGATGACCTCGTAAAGTTTATGGCGAACGGTGGTGCTCAAGATTATGAGCAGTATCGCGGTCTAGTAGGGGAACTTCAGGGTTTGGCCTTTGCTAGAGAAGAAGTAAAAGCCCTGCTGGAGAAAAGTGAAGAAGATGTCGAGCAGCTCCTTACTGGTACCTGAACACGTCGCGGCACAAATGGCCGCAGAAGAAAAAAACAAAAGCGCAGAACCTAAAAAAGAAAAACCTTCCGTTGAAGATGCGTACGTTGCTGAAGACAAGCGTGTTTTAGACCCATCCCTTGTCAATAAATCATTAAAAGAACGCCTTCCTCAGCCGACCGGCTGGAGAATCTTAGTTATGCCGTATCAAGGCAAAGCAACAACAGACGGTGGCATCGTGCTACCAGACGAAGTTGTGCGTCGTGAACAGCTGGCTACTGTCGTTGCCTATGTCCTTAAAGTTGGTCCGTTGGCTTATCAAGATCCCGCCAAGTTTGGTGAGGCCGGTGAGCCGTGGTGCAAGGAAGGAGATTGGGTGTGCATTGGGCGTTATTCTGGTTCTCGCTTCAAGATTGATGGCGGTGAGATCCGGATTATTAATGATGACGAAGTTATCGCTACAATTTTAGAACCTGGAGATGTGATGAATGTCTGAAGAAGATTTGAAGCAGGAAGCCCCTGCGACGGAGGACTCAAGTGTCGAAGTTGAACTCGAAGGAGTTGCTACGGAAGATGCAGTGGAGAGTTCAGAACCGGATCGAGGAACTGGAGAGCCTGCAAAGGCAGACGAGTCCGGAGACGGTGGAGACGAGCTGGAAAACTATAGCAAGAATGTACAGAAACGCATTAAAAAACTTACGGAAAAGTATCGGCAAGAGGAGCGAGACAAAGAAGAAGCCGCTCGACTAGCTCAACAGCTCCGTCAGGAAAACGAACAGCTCAAACAGCGCATGTCGACACTTGATCAGGGATACCTGAGTGAGTATGGGTCGCGTTTAGACAGCCAGTTAAACATTGCCAAGCAAGCATATAAGCAAGCCTATGATCAGGGCGACGTGGATAAAATGTTTGAGGCACAGCAAGAATTGTCAAAGATTGCTATCGAACAGGAACGCTACCGCTTGGCAAAACAGCGCCAAGAAAAGCTTAATGTTTCACGCGAAGCACCTGAAGGTCAGTCTTTACAACAGCCTCAAACACAGCAACCACAACAGCCCCAGGCACCAGAGCCTGATCCAAGGGCTCAAGAGTGGGCGTCTAATAACGAGTGGTTCGGTCAGGACGAAGTCATGACGTATGCCGCTTTTGGTATTCATAAGAGACTTGTTGAAGAAGAAGGATTTGACCCAACTTCTGACGAGTATTATGATGAGATCGATAAACGTATGCAGAACGAATTTCCGCATCGTTTTAAAAAGAACGGGAGAAGTGGTCAGGTCGCCTCTGCTGACACTTCGGCATCTCGAAAACCCTCAGGGCGCAGAACAGTCAAGCTCAGTCCATCTCAAGTGGCTATAGCGAAAAAGCTTGGTGTTCCGTTAGAAGAATACGCCAAGTACGTTAAAGCATAAGGAGATTGAACATGGCAGAGACAAAGACAAACCGTACGCCTCGTGCAGCTGCGGACAGAGAAACTGAAGCACGCAGAAAACCGTGGGCTCCACCAAGTCGGTTGGAAGCTCCACCAGCCCCAGAGGGCTATGTACATCGCTGGATTCGGACTTCGATCCGTAATGAAGAGGACACGATGAATGTCCACACTCGTTTACGGGAAGGATGGGAACCTGTCCGTGCAGAAGAGTATCCAGAGTACGACTACCCCGTGATTGACGAGGGTAAACACGCAGGAGTAATAGGTCAGGGAGGCTTAATGCTTTGCCGGATTCCTGCGGAAACAGCACAAGAAAGATCCGAGTATTACGGGATCCGGACCCGCGAGCAAATGACTGCTGTTGACCAAGACATGATGAAAGAACAACACCCTTCAATGCCTATGTATAGTGACAGGCAGAGTCGGGTAAGTTTTGGTGGTCGCAAAAGCGACAGTTGATAGTTTTAAAGAGGTAAAAACTCATGGCTAACATTAATGGAGCATTCGGACTACGTCCGTATGGCATGCTGGGTTCAGCGCCTAACTCCACTGGTGTAACTGAGTATCGTATTGCTTCTACAAACACCAACAAGATTTACAAGGGTATGGCAGTTATCCCTACAGCTGACGGCGTCATTGACGACCTTCAAGCAGCAACGGGCGGTACCGTATCAATCTTGGGCGTGTTTAACGGATGTGAATATGTAAGCTCAACCACTGGTGAGAAGGTGTTTTCTAACTACTGGCCTG